GAGACTCTACTCTACTATAAAGAATAAGAGTATTACCTTTAAGGTCTATGGCTAGGTTCTTTATGAAATTATTTCTCTTTTCATTGGATATAAGAAATTGTATTTCATCCTCATAAGTTTCGAACTTTTGAGGTTTATACTTTAATACTATACACTGAATCTCCAATTGAGAAAGGTGACCTTGATCAATAAGAGCTTTGGATGATGTAACCTTATAAGAAGGTCCAAAGAGTCCTTCTAGTACCCATTTATGAGTCTGTGTGCCATCCAAAGTACCGGTAAATCCATACCTATATTTGGCATGATGTAACTTGTCCATAATATTGACAAGAGACTTACTCTTAAAAAGGTGCGCCTCATCACCAATGATAACATCATAATCTTCAAAGAAACTTCTATCTAAATTATAGACAGACTGCCAAGTAGTAATAGTTACTTCATTAACATTAGTTCTTTCTCTACCTTGATATATTCTATGACAATGATTTTTTGGATCCCATCCATAATCCTCAAAATCTTTATACATCTGTTCTACTAAGGAGGTAGTAGGAACTACTAATAAAATCTTTTGTTGTTTATCTACAAAATACCTTACCAACCCATAAATCATCAAAGATTTACCAGAAGCAGTAGGAGATATAAGAAGTTTACGATTATATCTTAATGCATCATAAACAGCATCTATTTGATAATCTCTTGCTTTGTAATTGGTAATGGATTTTATATACTCTCTAACTCCTTCCTTAGATATCTCTGGATTTACTTCAAAGGGAAGTCCATAGAATTTATTAGGTGCAAACTCATAACTATATCCATGATTCTCACAGAACGCCACAATCTTATCTAAAAGACCCACATAGATTCTTTTAGTCTTAAGGTTGTATAGATGAACGTATCCATCCCAGTACTTGTTTCTGTACTGAGGCATGAATTTTTTATTTGGTACTTCAAAAGTAAATCTATCCCTCAATTCATATTCAATATGAGGTTCAGTTTTGATTTTTAGATATACTTCATTTACCTTTTCAATAACAAGGTCTGCCACCCATAACAATTCATCTAGAGGTATTTATGGGTTTGTGGGAGACTTCATTTTGATATTGAGTTGGTTTGGATCTAATCCATCTGGCATTTCTACACTCTTAAGCCATAAATTACCAGCTACAGAAATACGAGCTTCATCACAATTAAAGAAGGGATAAACAGTATGCTTTAAGGCTGCTGGAAAAAATAACATATATCCTTCTCTAGATGGATCTAAACGATATCCAAAATTACGAATACCTCCCTGGATATCAGTATATTCGAATTCAAAGTTAGATGCTTTTTTATCCTCCTCCTTTACACCTTCTAAAAATGGTAATTCTAATTGGTCTTTCCAATGAGTTGGAATTTTTAACCAAATAACAAATGAATACACTCCTCCATGATGATGGTATGGATTAAACTCATGTTTATATTGATAATTAACCCACCAATCCTTTAAGTGTAATTCTACTCCTCCATGCACATAATCTCTTATGGGATATTCTCCAAAAGATTTTAAATAAAAATCAATATGGTGACGTAATACATTAGTAAAAAACCAACCATCTGGATCTGTAAGAGCAAAGCTTTCTTTAATATTACCAGCTAAATTCCCCTTTGTATCATGCTGATGTTCTTTCACCCTTTTCCAGATATAATCAATGTGATGTTTATCTAATATAGTTTCTATCCATCCCAAGTTATGGGGTGTTCTCGGAGATGATTTCATTAACCCAATCCTGCACTAAATCTCATAAACTCTATGGCATTTTTAATTTGATAAGTTCTATTAGTTATCTGCTTAAGAATACTTTCTAAGTATACCAACATTGTATCATAATAATCTATCTTAAGGGAAGAATTGGAAAGTTTTTCATCTGCATCCAAATACTTAGTCATAGTATCTTTATCCCTAATTTTTTTAGGAAAGGGATTTTGAGCATAAACATCTGGATCAGCTTTCCCACTGAAATACTCATACCTTTCATGCCTTATATTCTTCCGCTGTTGTTCAGCCTTCTTTCTGAGAAGAATAAGATTATTATATAAGTCATGATACTTGGCATGAAGAACTGGGATATTTAAAGATTCTTCATGTAAATTATCTCTATCTATCTTTGAATCTTTTTCCCACATACTCTGAATTTCATTCAAATCAATCATAAATTATGGACAGTGACCGCCCCCAATAACTTCTATCGTGTATATAGTATACTTGAAAGTGACCTCCGCTGTCACGTATTCTAAATCAGAAACACCAGCATCAAATTCAATCGCAGATAATGAATAAGGAAAAAGATTCTGAAAATTAACTTTAAATTTAGGAATATTGATATTACTCAACACAGTTAAAGTAGCATCAGAATAAAGATTTAATTGACTCTTACTAGGTTGATCTAATACACTATCGTCTAATTGTAAATGATAAATTTCCTTTAGATCTTCAGGGAATCCCATCCCTCTCATCCAATTCTGAATCTCTATATAATTCTCTAAATTCTCATCCACCAAAAATCTTAAACTCAAATCACCAAACTCCATCATATCCCCAGGAAGAGGAATATTCTTCAAATAACTTGGTTGTTCAGTAACCCCTAATTCTATTCCTGGAATGTTAATTGCATTACCAAAAAATGTAACCTTAGGTGCCCTTTGCAATTGAAAATTAAATCCTATAGGTTGTAAAAAATTCCTATCTTTGATTTGCTTATCAAAAGCTTGTTTTCTTGTGGGTCTCCTAACTGGCATTATTGACTCCGAGCAAGTTCACTAGATGTTCTCTTCACAATGGAACTACTTCCTCCTGCAATAGATTTCTTCTGAGGAGAAGGAGCAATTTTCTTCCTCTCTGGTGTACCACTAATCTGTTTTGTGTCCTTGGATGCAGGTAAAGCTTTTCTTTCCTTACCAGCTGGTAAAGCTTTTGTCTCTTTCTTACTACTATGAGGAGCTGGTTTTCTTTCTGGAGTTTTCTTATAAGAAGTATCCTTTCCTCTCTTCAACTTAAGTCTCTTCCAACTAGGCATAGGAACTTTAGGAGATTTGGGATCCTTAAAAGTAGGACCTCTATATCCAGAACCTCCACGAGCTCTACCTTTTTCTGCACCCTTAAAGCCGGCAGCTTCTTCCCCAGCACTTCCTTCTAAGAGAAATTCCTGAAAGGTTTTCATTTTACTATTCTGTTACTACAGTAGAATTAGAGAACCACTTAGGTTGATAAGTTATACCATTAACCGTATAAGTAGTTGCTTTCACTGCATCAGCATCACTTTTATTAGTAAATTGTTTTCTGTTAGCATATGTTTCAGTCCAGGTGTTATCTCCCTTCCAATAAACATCACCAACCAATTTTCCTGGGGTTTTGACGTGATAAGGCATTGTCCCAATACTTTTCTTCTATTTATGATAAAGCATAAAAAAGGGTCCCAATGGGACCCTTTGGAAAGATGTGAATATAAATCACATGAGGTTCTTAACACCAACTCTTCTGTAGTAGCGGTTGGAGTTAATACGTAGTCTGCCAAGACCTTGTGTAGTTCCTTCAGCGAAGGGGTTAGCAACAAGACCATATCTGGTCTTAAAGCCAATTTTTGGCTGGAAGGAGTTCTCACCAACAGCGCGTACCATCTGGAGAGGTACATAAGGACAATAGAATAGTCCTGCGTCATATGGGGAAGAACCTTTGTAACCTACACAGTAGTACTGGTTACCATTGTTAGTAGCGGTGTTACCAGCGGCTAGGTTAGCGGCGTATGGGTCAATGTAAACTCTGAACTTACCATTGATTGTACCAGCAAATGTGTTGCCAGTGTCATCAACATTCAGGTTTGCATTTAAGGCTGGAGTGTAATCCAGGATACCTGCCATTGTAAGAGCAGAAGCCACATCAGCTGAACAGAGAACCATGTTCCCTTTTCCGCGACGAGTTCTCTGTGCGATTGCGTTTGCGTCTCTTTCAATCTGGAAGAGTAGACCCTTGAACTTCTCAACTGACCATCTACCATTGGAGTCAATGTCAAGGTCAAATATACCAGCAGTAGCTGTATTAGAAACAGCACCCTGTTCAGCAACCTTGTAGATAGTTCTAATAACTTCTCTGTTGATTTCAGCGAGGATTTCAGTTGAGAGGATGTTAGCTAGTTCAGCTTCTGCGTTCAAGCCATGGATAGCCTTAAGGTCTTGAGCGAGTTCTAATGAATACTCAGCTTTTAGAGCCCTTGACTTGGCTGTAACAGTTACCTTCTCAATACTGAAGGCCATCTGGTTGAAGGCGTTAGAACCAGCTGTGGTTCCAAGTGCTTCAGCGTTACCAGTGGTCATTCCTTCACCAACATCATAAGATGTAGATGTAGCAGTACCAGTTGGGTTCAAGAGTGATGGGTTACCACCTGTCTGTGACGTAGTACCCAAACCAACATCACCATCTGCAAATCCAGCGGTGAGGTTGTTTTCAGCGTTCTGTCCAGAATAGGCTGTGTTAGCCTCATTAAACAGAGCTTCAGATCTACCAGTAACATCATCAACATACTGGGATCTCATAGCAAAGATTAGTCCAGTAGGACCACTCATTGGTTGAACACCAGCCAGGTCATAAGCGACCAGGTTTGGCATTGCTCTTCTGATCAAGGAGATCAGAACTGGGTCGAAACCTGCAACAGGACCAGCATCAGCAGCATCCGAGCTGAAACCAGCTGGTGAACTACCTGAACTGTTCGTAGGTGCAGCTTCCATCAGGTTGATACCTGAATTAAATGCTTGCTCCTCTTTGAGGAATTTTTCTTGGTTTTCTAACAGGACAGCGGTAACGCTTCTACGATGAGAATCTTTGATTGGATCAAGACCTTCATAGTCTAGAAGGGGTGCCCACTTTTCCTGCAGATGTTCTGATTGGAACATTTGCGTTTACCTAATAGTGTTTGTTTAATGGTTTAGTTTGAATTAATGATTAATTCACTTGCTAAATGCGCCCAATGTTTTCAGATAGCGATCCATACTTCCTGTAACAGGGGATTCAGTGCTATCTACACCCTCAGAAAGGGTTTGTTGTGGTGCGGACTTAGCGGTTGGAGTAGCTTTAGGGAAATATGATTCCTTTAAAGTTTCCAACTTTTCACGATATTCGTCTTCACTTTCAAACTCTACACTTTCAGAAAGTGAGGCGAGCTTCTCTTTCTGGGTGGCAGCTAAGCCCTCAGAAACTTGATCTAAGATTCCATCAGCAACAGACTCACCGAGTCTCTTGTTAAGGGAAACATTTTTCTCAATTTGCTCGTTGAGTTTTGTTTCCATATCATCTAGTTTGTATGCCATACTCTCAAGTACATCATATTTGTCTTCAGGGATAGTTACATAATGTTCTTCAAATAGTGACTTCATACCTCCAAGGAAGGATTCAGTCATTTCTGTTTTGAGGCCATGCTCAATAGCTAGTTGATTTTCAGAGATCCACTCATCTGAAACATATTCCAGATAAGAATCAACTCGCTCAGTTAGAGATGTCTTCATCTCTGACTTAGCCTCAGAAAGCTTTTCTTGGTACTCTTCTTCCAGTTTATCCTGGATTTCAGATACCTTAGAGTTTAGAGCGGCTTCGAAAACAACCTTAGCCTTTTCTCTAAATTCTTCTGAGAGTTCTTCTCCACCAAGAAGTGCATTAACATCAGAATCAATGTCAACTTCAATGGTTTCAGTTTCTTCTTCAACTGTCTCTTCTTCAGCAACTACTTGATCTTCTGTAGTAGCTTCATCTTCAGAAACAACCTCTTGGTCATCCTTGAGATCTACTTCATCTCCTGAAGCGATTGAATTCTTAAGTTTGCCCATTGGTTCAGCCTTCTTAGCTCCTTTGTTGACAACATCAGATACAGTCTTAATCTTAGGTTCCTTTAATTTAGCGGAATCATTTGTAGGACTGTAATTCTCAGGAGTTGGACCTCCTAGATCCTCAAAAGGAGGATTATTACCAGGTGCCGATAAGGGCTTGCCCATTGGTTGAGCAGGGGCAGCGTTCTTATTCACAGCAGTTTTGGATTGCTCCATTTCTTGTAAATCTCCACGAGACATTTGAACTCTCCGATTTCCTATTAAAATCTATATTTATTTATAAATAATGAAATTCTATAGGTGCAAAGATACCTATAGTGTATTGAGAAAATCAGTAAATAACTCTACTTTTTTCTCATCAAGTTGTTTTTGTGTGACCAGAGTATTGATTTCTCTGTATGTTTTAGCTATATTTTGTTCTCTAAGAACACCGCCATCCCATACCCACTCTTTTCCTTCCATAATACCTTCAACAAAAGCATCAGGTGCAGAAGGATCTGCCACAATATCAGCAGCTGTAGACAACATAAAGTCATCACTAACTACCTGAACTCCTTCACGGGTTGGTTTTAATGAACCAATTCCTCTAGAAGAAACACCAAGTTTTACGCCTTCGTCAATAAGAGACTTAGCGATATTCCCCATTGGTGTGTTGAGGATTTTTGCTTTTCCTATAAAATTAGATCCACTTTCTTTAAGTGAAACAATTTTATGAGAAACTCTGTCAAGATTGACAGTAGGACCTTCAGGATGGCCAAGTTCTCCTAGTGCTCTTCCTTTTTGGATATGGTTTTCATTATACCTAGAGACTTCCTTTCTCAAGGTAGCCATAGGATACATCCTACCATTCCTATTTTGAAGATCACCTTGTAAGAAGATGCCTTCTATAAACATGTTTTTCTTACCGTTCTTTTCTTCAACGATAAAATCTACAGTTTCAATTTCTTCTCTAATGAGTTTCATCAACCCTGACTCCCTGATATTTGAACTTGTTGGAAATAAAGTTGTCCAGCGTTGCCACTGACACCAAGAGCACCTACAATAATAGAGTCTCTCAATTCTGCTGAATTATTACCTACACCATTAAAGGCTGTAACAATACCACTTGAATCATTTGCCACTGTAATTCTAGTTCCAAAATAATTGGCTTGATTATCACCTGAAGCCCAGGATTGACTAATGGCAGAAACAACCTTGTTATCAAAATCATAATAACTTTGATCACCATTAACAGATAAGCTAACAACTTGACCCTCATAAAATGGAGTACCAGTTCCTTCTGGAAAATCTATTTGAGTAGATGTTCCTGTAGTAATAGCAACCACTCTTTGAGAAGAAGGTCTACCACAACTTATAGTTGTTTCAGTATCAGCGGCTAAAAAGAAATTACTTGATGCAACTGTAGAAGATGCTCCCACAGCTACATGACAAGGCTGACCCACAGCAACAACCCTCAACGTATTGCTTTGATGAGCAAAGTATGAAGATTTAGTTGCGGCTCCTCCGATAGCTATAGAAGCTCCACTTCCTACTGGATTAAACGCCATTATTTTAAATTACAATAGTCCTATGGAGTTATTTATGAGTTAAACTACTTTAGCAATAACTGGTTCTTGAGATACAGAGGTTTCAGGATCTTCCTGTGAAACTTCCTCTTCTTCTTCAGATTCTTGATCCGAATCAACATCAGATTCTAATTCATCTGTAGTTTCTTCTGGTTCAGCGTCAGTGAAAAGTTGATTAGCTACTTCTGGCCTAATCTTCTCAATTTTCTCTGCGCTTTTGGCATAGAGCATATCTTTGATCTTGTCACTTGCTTGCGACGGGGAGTCCGCATTAACAAGGATATCCATCAGTTCATCCATTTTCTAAAGTTATAACTTCAACACTTATTTAGGATGATTATAATTGTACTCCATAATCATACCAAATAATCTATTTTTCTGGTATTCTAAAAATTTCCTTTCTTCATCAGGTCTCTCTGAATCCCCTCCAGGCCAAATTTCCAAATAAGCCGTAATTGCATTATGCAATAACCTAGTTTCTCTAATACCCATTTTGGCCTGGCACCACCATTCCAAATCATCGTCAGCAAAAAACCATTCTTTATGAGATTTAAATGAGGTTATGCCAACAGAATCGTCCAATTATATTTCTCCGCCTTGGGGTAACTTATCAGGAGCTAATCTTACTGGATCTGGATCCTTAGGAATAGAAGTATTTTGGATAGCATTGGCGCCATTACCAGGTTCACCCATTAATGCAGCATCCATAGCCATTAATGCAGGATCTGGAATTGTACCATCCTTAATTTCTTTCTTAATAACTTTATCTTGTTCAATAATTTCCTCATCAGTTTGACGTAAAATATGACGTCTTACATAATCCTGAGAATAATACTTGCCAATATAAGGTTCAGCCAAAGCTGCAAGATTCAATCTTTCAGTAGTTAATTCAGCATCCTTTAATTCAGCGAAATGATTATCATAGAGAAAATCATACTGAATATGATCTGACATGATGTCCCAATCTTCTGGAGTAATTACATTCTTCAGGAGTAATTGGGTCTTCAGTAAGTCATTAAAGAGATGAGAAAATCTCTTTCTCATTCTTCCTACAAACTTACTAAACTTAATTTCATCTCTTAATATCTCAGATGATCTACCCAGACTAAATCCAGAACCTTCTCCTTCAATTCTAGTTTCAGGAACATTTAATGCCCTATAAAGCTTTCTCTGGAAATAATTAATATCAGTGATTTCTCCAAGATTTTGACCACCAGGAAGGGTAGTAATCTCAGTTCC